ACCACCTACTTGGATAACAATGCCTCCAATATATCAATTCTACAGTCAGACTTATCAGGAAATGTATCCACATTAACCACCTACTTGGATAACAATGCCTCCAACATCACCAACCTACATTCAGACTTGTCAGGAAATGTAGCAACATTAACCACTTACTTGGATAACAATGCCTCTAACATTACAACTCTACAGTCAGATTTATCAGGAAATGTAGCAACATTGACAACCTACATAGATAACAATGCATCTAACATTACAACTCTACAGTCAGATTTATCAGGAAATGTAGCAACATTGACAACCTACATAGATAACAATGCCTCTAACATTACAACTCTACAGTCAGATTTATCAGGAAATGTAGCAGCATTGACAACCTACATAGATAACAATGCCTCTAATGTCTCAACCTTACAAACCACATCTGCTTTTGTAGATTTAGCCAATACTTTTACAAATACAAATCGTTTTAACGGAGCAGTAGAACTATCATTTAATATTACAAGTGATGTTCATGCCGTAACAAAAAAATACGTTGATGATAAAATATCGGTTGATATAAGTGCATTGATTGCGGGAGCACCAGCTGCATTGGATACATTGAAAGAATTGGCCGATGCTTTGAATAGTGATGTTAGTTTTGCCTCGAAAATTACAGCGGATCTTATAGATGTGTCAGGTAATGTAAGTATATTACAAACATTTACGGGCAATAATGCGTCTAACATAACAATACTACAGTCTTATGTAGACAACAATGCATCGAATATTACAAGTTTGACCACCTACGTAGATAACAATGCATCCAATATCACAGGTTTGACAACATATGTAGATAACAATGCATCGAATATCACAAGTTTGACCACCTATGTAGATAACAATGCATCCAATATCACAGGTTTGACAACATATGTAGATAACAATGCATCCAATATTACAAGTTTGACCACCTACGTAGATAACAATGCATCCAATATCACAAGTTTGACCACCTATGTAGACAACAATGCCTCCAATATAACAAGTCTACAGTCAGATTTATCAGGAAACATTGCAACATTAACCACCTACTTAGACAACAATGCATCCAATATCACAGGTTTGACCACATATGTAGACAACAATGCGTCTAATATATCTTCATTACAGACGGTAACCGGTGGAATAACTGGTGATGCAAGCACATTAACAGTAAGTGCAGAGGCAATATTTTCTACAGTCGCTGAAACGGTAGGAACTATGAGTAGCACAACATTTGATTATGTAACAGATGGAAATACTTTATATTCAAGTTTAAGTGCAGCTGGTCCATATTCGTATACAATTACCAACGTTCCAGATTTGTCTACAAACAGTCATATATTTACAATCATTCATACAGCAGGGGCAACCAATACAAGCACATGTTATGCGGATACCTTGACAATTAATAGCGTATCTTATACATTACACTGGAGTAGTGGAGAAAACCCGAGCACGACGATGAGTGAAGTTGTAGAAAATGATATAGTAACACAACAAATAGCTCTACTGCCAACGAACTTTAGTAATAATAATGCAATATCAAATGTGGCGTATTATCGTTCGATTTAAATATACTGCTTGAAGAATTTATCTTGGTAATTTATAGAAATGTCATTGGCAACTTTAAAAAGAAAAACAGCAAGTAAATACAATAATAATAGCGTAAATAAAGTATTTTCAATCAATGGAACTCATCGTAATCAAGGGTATATAGGTCAGACATCATTATCACGAACATATGTCCACACTCCAAAAAAAGGAACTACTGCACAAGGCCATGGAAGTTGTTGTGGAGAATATTTACAAAGAAATATTCAGGACTCATCTATATGCACAACTGAAGATTCATCAGTAGTAAAAAGATCGGTTGTAAGTAATACGGGAATGTTAGCAAAACGAAATAGATGGGTAAAACGTCCACATCCATATTCAAGCACAAAGCCAAGTGATTCCATGAATCAAAGCACCAGTGGTGATTACATCATATACAAACGGAAGAATGAAATCAAAGAATCAAAAGAGAATGAAGAAAAATGTCAACGTGTTGTAGCAGATGGATGTTGTCAACCAATCAAGGCGGAAATCCCCAATGAAACCAAGAGTCAAGGTGAATATATATTGGGTCTCATATCGGAATGTGCCAATTTAGATATATCCTATATAGAATATCATACTGAATCTGGTCCTCCACTGACTTTATGCTGAAAAATTGAAAAAAATAAATAAAGGAAATTAAATAAGTATTAAAAACTATATACTTATTTATTAAGACACTATACAGAGAGATGAATAATCAATTAGTAGAACTCTACATTAAATCACTGACTCCAAAGGAATATCAAGCGTATAAAATCGCAAAGGATCATTTAAAATCATTGTTTGATATTGAAAATACAAATGGATTCCTACAGTGGAAACAAAAGTATGAAGAATCGTTAAAATTAAACCAATAGCGTTTCAAACTTTTTATAAAATGGGGAATCTTCTACTTTATTTGGGGACAACGAGTCTTTGAAGGTAATATAGTCATAGTTATCAGATATCTTGAGCTTTTTAGTCAAATTAAAGGGAATAGATTGAGTGAAAAACATATTTGCCAATTTTCCCAAATAGCGGAAATTATTTTTAAAAACGGGTTTCTTGTTGCCTTCGCTGTTATTATTTGCAGAAGACTTGTCTACAGTAGAAGATTCTTCTTTTTTCTTGGAAATAAATACAGAATAATCCAGATTGAGGTTCAATTTTTGACGTTTTTGCTTGATTTTTTCCTTTTCACGTTTTTCTTCATCCAGTTTCATTTGATTAAAAGGATTGATAAAATCATCAGGCATTTCTTGAGAATCAGTAAAAAAGTCACGACATAAGAAAATACGGACATATTTCATTGCGCACAGATTGAGTGTAGTATAGGATATTTGACTATCACTATGATAAACAAAAGCTTGTCGATATAGGTCATAGTGCATGGCAATATTACCGTATTGTGTATTTTGAAAAAGTATTCGAGATGTCCATTGTAGTTCTAAATCACTGAAATGAATATTATTACAGGCAAACGTTTTGTAGTCATATAAAGATGTATCAATATTATCATTGATTTTGGTAGAATTCGTAGTAGAAAATGTATTTTTAAATAAAAAAGCTTCACGCTCTAAAGCATGAGGCTTTTTCTTTTCAATAGGGGTAGTGGATAATAATCCAAAGCAATTTATAAATCGGGGAAAATATACAGAACATATAAATAAAGTAGATGCAAATAAAGTGGATTCAAAAACCATGATATTGTGGATATATAGTGATTAGAAAACAAAAGTAATTCCATTTATATTTATTCTACAATAAGATTATCCTTAATTGGATGATTCATTCTGAAGTTGTTCTCTTCGGTGTTGAAATAATGCGGCTACTTCGTTTTTCATAAAGGGAACTTCAATGCGTTCATAAGTATGAAAGTAATTATTTGGATGTAAACGGACCAAGCACATACCCTTGATGGTTTGACCATATTTTTCTTCAAGAATAGTGCGATACACGTTTAGCTGTAGAGAATAATGATAAAAATTCACATCTGGTAAATGACCGATGCATGGTGTAAGGGCTGTTTTATTACCATATGCCTCGGTTGATATTTCTTTACTGCGTTTCCAATCGTAAATCCACATGTCATTGGTTCCTTCTTCACGAAAGACCATGTCAATGGAACCAGCCAATTTTAAATCTTTGTCGTATACCATCCATTCAGTGCGATATGGCTTCAAGTGCGCATAATCCTTTACGAATTTCAGAAAGTAGCTGTATTCAATAGAATCGTTTTTTACAGGCCAATCATTGTAGTAGCATTCAATGTCATAGTGCATTAATGTTCCCATTTGAGATGCTTCGTTTCCGCTCCATTGAGCTTTTATTTCTTCACGTGTCATATTGTAGTATTTATAGGAAGGATTATTGATTTTACCTGAACTGAATATTTTGTCCAATATTTCATCTGCATTGAAATGACTAAAATGAGAATGAATCCAAGTAGTGCATGACATAAAGGACGAATCACCATCTATTGTATAAATATGTGGTCCTTCATCAAATGTAATATGAGAATCACGTTCATGAGCATTTAGGATTTGTAATTTATCGGGGACTGGTTTGGACATTGTTGAAAAAAAAGGAGCAATATATTTAATTGATTTTTAGTAAAGTATTTTTTCAATTTTTCAGTCTTCGTCAGATTCTTGTGTAGTAGTAGAGTCAGCGTAGGGGAATCGTTCTTTTAATTTGTCATATAATTTCACAATGAGCTCTTGGAGGAAGTTCGAGTTTGTATAGTAGTGGTCCATGACTTTATTCAAATTTTGGATTTTTTTATCTTGTTTTTCGTCGGGGTCAAGACTGGGATCAATAAAATACTCTTCATTTTCTACATATATTTGTAAAAAGCGGGTTGCAATAGAAGAACACAATTTTCGTATTGTAGATGTATCACCAGAATACCATTTTACAATACCACTGGACTCTTCGCCGTAGATGTATAAAGTGTTGGCTTTTTCGTAGAAACATTGAATGGGAATCTTGACATTCGAGTTACTTGACATATTTAACCCGTCGTAGATGACTTGTTTGATTGCTTCGTGCAAATTTTTTTGGAAAATAAGAGCCACGTTACTAATCGAAACTGATAATTGTGCAATCCATTGATTCAGTGTCTTGGAAGGAACTTGTGAAGGATCATTGTTTAGGGAGCGAACGATTTGCATCATATGTTTTCGTTTTAGTTGCTTTAGTTCTTGGTCATGTTTGGCTACTTTTTTATGCAGTATAGCAACTTCTAAAAGTAATTTACGAATGAGATTATCCTTTTGTGTATCAGTAAACCGAACATTGTCAGGGTTTGGTGTTCCATTTGGATTTAGCCCTGCTAAAATAAAAGGTTTAATCTTACATTCGTGGTTTTTTAGTTGAGCTTCGGTAGTATAACGTTTTTTACAAAAATTACATGTGGTGTTTGGTATTACTGGTGGTGTTGAATAGGCTACTGGTTCAATAAAAGAAGAATAATGTTGTTCCATGAATCGATATTTATTGGGAGAATTTTTATTTATGTGTTAAATATAGGCAAACGCTTTTTTTCAATTTTTTCATGATTTTTACATTTAGCGGAACGAAAACAGCACAAAATACCCCAAAACGAGAACATACAAATACCCCTACAGTAAGAAGGAGCTTTATGAGTCTACAGTATGGAAACCTGTCCATGGGTTGTAGTCAATGTCCACAAAGTGGTCGTTCTTTAGGTCCACATGTTATTGTTTCTCCCAAAAAGAGTTTATAATTAATTTTCTGGTGTGTAATTATACAAGAACTAATATGAGTAAATATTTTGATAGTAAAAGTCTTACATTCATGGAACCTAATGTAATCGAAAATGGTCGTCATATGGTGATGACCAATGTCAATCCTGAACGAAAAACGAAATACTTGAATATTGACACTCGATTTCAACAAGAATACAATATGAACACAGGTGCGGATGTTACTGTGACTTTACCTCAAAATATTCGTGATGTTCATAGCATGAAAATGACCCATGTTGAGATTCCAGCAAGTTTTTATGATTTTAGTTTGACAATGCGAAACACATATTTTACTATAAATGATACACTTATTGAAATCGACGAAGGGAATTACTCAGCTACAGAATTAGTGACTGCGGTTAATACGGAAGTTGATGTAAGTTTCAATAATATATCTGTAACAATAGATGTAAATACGCAAAAATGTAAAATCGATAATAGTGGAGGTGATATTACAGTCCGATTTGCTGTAGATGATAGGGGAAATGAAGATAAATATTCACTCAAATCAAAATTGGGATGGTGCTTAGGTTTCCGTGAACCCGTTTATATTATTACAAATGGAGGTTCCATTGAATCAGAAGGAATTGTAAATGTCAATCCTTGTCGTTATTTATTTGTATCGGTGGATGATTTCCATGCTCACAATCCGAACTCATTTATTGTGCCGTCATTTGATTCTTACTTTGATCCGAATATACTCAGTCGTGTTACAATAGACCGTAGTAGCTATAATTTTGGACAATATATTATAGCTAATGAATCTGGAGGTAGATTATTATCTGACAGTCGAACATACAAAGGAAAAAATGATATTCAAAAAATTCGGGTTCGTGTTTTGAATGAAATCGGGGAAGTAATTAATTTGAATAAAATGGATTTTTCATTTGCTTTGGAAATAAAGCATGATTAAATGAAAAATTGAATTAACTTTTATTGTTACTACTATAGTTTTATAATAGTAATATACAAATAAAATTTTATATATATACATCAAACCAAATGAAACGAGAAGATTTACATATTGCACAAGAATATGCTTTGCAGTGTTTTGAAAACGGGGAAAATATATTTCTTACTGGTCCAGGTGGAACAGGAAAGTCGTCATTAATTCGTATGATGGTAGACACGTGCGTGAAAAAAATACAAGTATGTGCTATGACAGGATGTGCTGCTATTTTATTGAATTGTCAAGCAACTACATTACATTCATGGAGTGGTATAAAAATACCCAAAGGTGAACAAAGTGTAATCGTGACAAACGTATTGAACAATAGGAAATCATTAAGTGCATGGCGAAAAACAGATGTATTGGTATTGGATGAAGTCAGTATGCTATCGGCAAAGCTATTGGAATTATTGGATGCCATTGCAAAAGCTGCTCGCAAAAGCACACTTCCTTTTGGTGGCATGCAGGTTGTGTTTTCGGGAGACTTCTTTCAATTACCACCTATTTTCAACGCACAAGAAGGGGATAAATTTTGTTTTGAGTCACCAATATGGTCACAATTATTTACTTTAGAAAACCACATTGAATTAACGCATTTGTTTCGACAACAAGACCCACAATACAAAAAAGTCTTGAATAATATTCGTAGAGGAATTATTGATACAGAAGACATGCTATTGCTCAAAAGTCGATTGCAAATACAGTATAATCCAGACGAACACAATGGAGTTGTTCCTACGAAATTGTATGCAACAAAAGCAAAGGTAGAAGAAATCAATAAACGGGAATTTGATAGATTGGAAAGCACCTGTTATGAATATCACATAATGCAAACAACCAATTATGAAGGAGATCCAAACAATCAACAACCTACAATTTTAAAAAGTATCAAACCAAATAAAATCCCAAAAGCAAAACAAGAAATGGAGTTCCGATATTTGATGGAAAATAGTCCTATTGAAAAAATATTGACGTTGAAAGTAGGGGCAAATGTGATGTGCACTGTCAATTTAGATGTAGAAAATGGTATTTGTAATGGTGCATTGGGTAAAATCTGTGGATTTCATGATTCAACAGGCAAATCAGCACCTAATCCTATAGTTTTATTTGAAAATGGAGAGAAAAGGACATTTGTAGTGAAATATTGGCAATCAGAAGAGTATCCCAATTTAGCAATTGGTCAGATTCCTTTAAAACTGGCATGGGCAATGACTATACATAAAAGTCAAGGTGCTACCTTACCAATGGGTGAAATCGATATAGGTTCTACTATTTTCGAATGTGGACAAACCTATGTAGCGCTAAGTAGGATTCAATCCTTGGAAGGTCTTTACTTATGTGCTTTTAATCCAAATAAAATACGCATCAATAAAAAAGTGCAAGATTTCTACAATAAAATACCACAATGTGTTTATGAAGAGTGACAACTTCTACACAAAGGTATATACGACTCACTTGCACCTACTAATTTTTGGTCTTGACAAGATGTATCTGTTCGATGAGAGAAGATAGCTTTGGTTCCATTTTTGCACCACACACAAAGAGAATGAAGTTTGTAGACTTTGTCGCAAATCGGTATCAAATCCAACATTTGACCGAATTTTTTTTGTCGAAAATCCCCATCCAAACCAGCAACATACACGTGCATTTTATGTTTATATACCATGGTGTGCACTGCATTGTATAAATCGGGGAAAAATTGGCCTTCGTTTATTAATACAACTGGTGGTGTTTGAGAGAACAATTCCATTTTCGATTCCAATATGGATGACAATGTATTACACTGAACGCAGTTTATTTTTACTGCATCATGGGTAACCATTACACTGTCAGTAGAATAACGATTATCTTCTTGATGATTAATGACCATTACTGGAATATTGCAGAAAGTGTATTGTTTATAAATTTCGACCAGTTTAGAAGTTTTACCAGAAAACATAGGACCTAATATTACTTCTAAATAACCATTCTGAATACATTCCATGCTTGTTCCTTTTTTTATGTTACAATAAAATTCTTCATTTAATTTCTTTTGAGGAAAAAAGAGTTTTTTATGAAAAATAGAGAGAAGAGAGAAATAATATCTCTACAGTATATAAAAAGATGACTGGTTCCAGTATATTACCAGTGAGCTACTACAAAGGCCAATTGTATTTTTTGTTTGGAAAGGAAAACCCCAAAGAAGACAGTGCTCGTGGTTTTTCTGATTTCGGTGGTGGAGTAGAAGATGGAGAATCGATTTACAATACAGCATTGAGAGAAGGAGGGGAAGAATTGACAGGTTTTTTAGGTGATTCATCGATTTTACGAAAATACATTAAATCCAAAAGAGGCCCTTATCGACTGCAATACAATGATTATCATGTGCACATTATTCCTATAGATTATGATACGAAACTACCTATTTACTACAATCAGAATCATCGATTTTTATGGGATCGCATGGATAGAAACTTATTGAATCGAACCAAATTGTTTGAGAAAATAGAAATACAATGGTTTACTCCACCTCAAATGAAGAAACGATTAAAAGAATTTCGCTCTTTTTATCAAGAGATTGTAGAACATATATTACAAGAAAAATCACAAATCAAGAAATATATATGCAAACGTTTATCTACTGCTAAATCACGTAAAAAGAACAGTAAAAGAAAATCATTTAGACGAATTACTCTACGGCGATATAAAAAGAAAATATGATTGAATTATATAGTAGAGAGAAATGAAAACAACAAGTTGTTATCATGCGCAATATAAAAATAACAATTATAGCAGGAAACATGTTGGAATATTTGAAAGAAGAAGACCACGTAAAAGAACTGTAAAAGGCTTCATGGATAAAAAGCCATTTTATTTTCGATATCCAGTAGGCCCACAAAATAATAGTCGCAGTCTAAAATCTGGCAGTAGAAATGGTAATAAAAATAACAAAAGTCGAAATAGCCGAACCAAAAGTAAACCGAATAGTAAAAAAACAAAGAGAAGTAAAAAATAAGGTTTAGTTATTATCTATTTGTGTAGAATAGATAATAAAATAAAAAATGATCGATGAGAATGTTGGGTTTCTCTCAAAATAATAAATAAACTATCTATAGTATATAAAAATATTTGGACGCATGTCTTGGAAGAAAGTAGGAAGTATAAAACAATTTGAGAACTTTAATAATTTGAATGTGAATTCCATTGTAACCGATGATTTTGTAATGAGAGAAGACTATAAGGGAACTTTTACAATATCGGGTGAATTATTCGTTCGTGAAGATTGTTCATTGAATGGAAATGTCGAAGTAGGCAAGAACGTATATGTAGATGAAAGTGTTTATGTAAAAGACCGTGTTTATATTGATAATGGATCAAATCAATATCGATTTCTGGATAATTCGGTGCAAGGTTTGGGTATTGATGTAGCCAATCCTCAGGCCATTCTTGATATTTCTGGCAATAATAATCATATTTTACATGTTTTTTCAAATCAAGAAAGTGTCAAAAGCACCTTAATTCAAAATCAGAAGGAAAACAAGGGGGAACTGCAGTTGGACAATAGCTTTGGTATATTTCAATGGACTTTTCAAAATGATAATAGTGCAAGTATAGTTTACGATGTATCAAACCAAGAATTCCTTGTCGACAAATCTTTGGTGGTTGACAACGCCTTATTGGTGAAAAGCAATGCCCAAATTATGGATTCATTGGATGTTTGTAGTAATACAGTCATTGGTGGAGATTTAGATGTATTAGGAACTCTACGTTTAGAAGGAGCACTTTCTCTCAATAATGATCTTTCAATGAGTGGTAATTTAACTGTAGGAAACGATGCTACTATAAATGGGGTATTGAGCACGAACGATATTATAATTGGCACAAACCAAGGTATTTATATGGAACAATTGTCGAATTCAGAACCTATTTTGCGTGCTCGAGACCCAGTTCGGGATTCTTCTACAAATGTGGATAGAATGTCTTCGGGTAAAACCGTAGACGATTTTATGAGTGACATATCTTGTATTACTTTGACAAACGACTTGTTGATTCGTGGAAATGTGTATATTGAAAAGGAACACAATATTCAATTGGAAAATACCATACTAAATAGTCAAGGTATATTTGAGAATTTAAAGGGAACGAATGCTTCTGGTTTTGTTATAAATCAACAATCATCTGTCACGATTTCCAACGAAGATTTAAAAGGTCATGGATTTTATTGGTATAATCGTCCATCAACGACGTCACAAGATGCATTTGTCAAAATTAGTAACATGGATGCTGATAAAATGAGTTTTCGTTCCGCTACGAACCCAAATGTAGTTGCCTTGAATTTCTCTCAATTAAATGCTCCTGGACTTTCTACTGGTATTTTATCTTTACGTGACAATAATCTAACGCAAAATAATACAAATGACAATTATGAAATTGTATCAAGTCACCATTTATCCACAATAGATGTAAGTAGTTCTCTCCAAAATATCTTTCATCTACAATCAAACAAAATGCATGTCACAGATGCATCCTTTACAACTGTAGAAGTAACAGGGACAGCCACAATTGAAGATATTAAATGCAATGACACATTGGATGTTTCTTATATAGATGTTTCTACTGTAGATGCATCAAATGTGGTCGTGAAATCATCATTGACTTCTCTCCAAAATACCGTTTTACAAGATACTGTTAACCAAGGTTCATTTGGTGTTTCTGGAATATCGAACTTCTATGGCAATGCTATTATACATGAATATTTAATGGGGAATTCCATTACAATCAGCAATGAAGCCATATTTCGAAAGGATATCGATGTTTACGGTGACATAAACGCACATAAAGACATTTCTCTCAATGGAAATATTCGACTACAAGGAACATTGTTTGTAAATGATAATGTAACCATCGGTGGGTCTTCATCTGAAAACGATTCATTATTGGTGAAACAAAATCTAACAATCGGGTCTTCTACTGTAGATACAAATCAAGCTGTTACCATTTCGGGTGATATATCCATGTCTGGAATGATTGAAGCTGAATCTATAGTTTTGAGACAAAATTTGAATGCAAAGGATATTAGTCTCAATGGTAATCTTTATTTAAATAGCAATTCATTGGATTTGAGTAATGGAACAGTTGCATTTGTGCACGATGGAAATACTTATACATTAAGTGCACAGAGGTTATCTTATTTAACTACTATTAGTAGTGATATACAAGAACAAATTGGTTCCATCAAAACGGATTTAGATTTAGGTGCTTCAGAAGACAATACTTTTACAGGGGTGAATACATTTACGAATACTACTATTTTACATAATACAGATGTGTGTGGGAATGTTCTATTGGAGAGAAATTTGGAAGTGCAAGGAGATGCTTCTCTCAATAACGTTGTGGTAACTGGAAATATGACAATAGAAAGTCGTGATACAAATTTCACTGGAGATTTGAATTTGATTGGTAAGACTGAATTTATTGGAGATTTTACTGCTGATAATAATACATATGATGGTGTAAATACTCAAAAATATGAATATTATGAAGTAAATAAAAACGGAAGTTTAAATATTTTGAATAATATTAAATGTATTGGGCAAAAAGTAAAAACCTTTGTTTTTAGGCCAAATGATGACATTCCTAGTATAAATGATGTTCATAGTAAGGATACCGATGAAAATTATGTAGACTTTTGGACAGTAACATCAAATGGAACGGATACTAGTTATTACGATAACAAATCGAATATATATGGAGATCTGTCAGTAGTCGAGACTGTTCGTGGAGGAGAAATTGAGTGTAATATTTTAACACCACGAACGTTTTTGACATTATCAGGTGATATGCAGTTGCGAGTCAATAATAATTCTTTTACTACAGACAGACTTGTTAAAACCTTGAATATTACAAATGACAATGATAATACATTACAGTTGAACGATGTATGTATGAATACTATTAACATTCGCGATAGTATGGTAAATGGGCAAATTATGATGAATGGTGCTACGATAACTATTGGCACAGATGAAGATTCAAATAAAAATGTAAGAATTGGTTCAAAAATTATATATGCGGATACTTTGGAAGTTGTAAATATTCGTTTGTTAACAGCTGGTAATCAGACTGTAACTTCTATCAATAATGAAACAACATTTGCAATATATCGTTCAGGTTTAACTGGAACAAGTTCTTCTGGAATTCTCATGTCTCAAGAAGGAACGTTGGCCAATAATGAAACAAGAGCATTTGTGTATATTAATAGTGACATATCCTCCCAAAATATTTTTTTTATTGGTAAAGTCTATGCGACAGGGACTGATTCCGATGTAGAAATGGTAGAAAAAGGAAACCTTGTTACAAACATTTCAGATTCTGAATATTTATATACTGGTAATCTATTTGTTTCAGAAAATGCATCCATTCATGGAACCATTAGTAATGAAATTTTGCAAATTGTTCACGACCAATCGGGTATGATCCAATTTACCAATAAAGCAACAGATGCTTCTAATCAAGAAACGTATATTCCATTTTTGTTTAGCAATGTGAATAAAGTCGTAGACGATAACAGTAATAATGCATTTATCGAGACAGTATTTACAGATGGCAGTAGAAATCGTATTGAAATTCAGTATGCATACGAAACTGAAACACAAACAAATAATTATTTTGCCGATTATCACAACTTTTTCGGTGAAGTATCGTTCAATAGTCGGTTTGATGTCTCGGGTGATGTGTCTTTTAATAGCAACTTGGATGTGTCTGTAAATCTGATGGTAAATGGAAATACTGATTTAAATGGCAGATTGGATGTCTCGGGTGATGTGTCATTTAATAGCAACTTGGATGTGTCAAAAAATATGATAATCTACGGCACAACCGACTTGATAGGCAATTTGGATGTCTCGGGTGATGTTTCATTTAATAGCAATTTGGATGTGTCCATAAATCTGATGGTAAATGGAGATACTGATTTAAATGGTCGCTTGGATGTCTCGGGTGATGTTTCATTTAATAGCAATTTGGATGTGTCTGTAAATCTGATGGTAAATGGAGATACTGATTTAAATGGCAGAATGGATGTCTCGGGTGATGTGTCATTTAATAGCAAC